ACCGAGGCACCTGCTGAGGAGACCGAGGCACCTGCTGAGGAGACCGAGGCACCTGCTGAGGAGACCGAGGCACCTGCTGAGGAGACCAGCGACGACAATGAAGCGCCTGATGACGAGGCAGCTGACGTCGAGAAGACTTCTACGAATGATGACGCACCCGAGGATGACTCGACCGGCGATGAAGCCGTGGCCAATAACGAGGCCAGCGAAGACTTCAACCAGTCAGAAGTGATTCTTAACGCGCTTCATGAGATGAGGAAGGAGCAAGAGAGTAGTGCAGACACTCTTCGCGAAGCAGTAAGTGCGCTTGCTGATCGCTTGGAGACTGTGGAGAAGCGGACTGCTCGGCGCACTGGCCTACCCGGTCAAGACGTCGAAATAGAGTCGGTTGAGAAGTCTTCTGGGCTTCGTAGCGTGATTCAGTCCGCCGCCACGGGTCGTCGCATTACTATCTCCGACTGAGATGAGTATCAGTAACGAACAGCTTCTACGCAAGGCAACTCTTTCGAGCACCGACTTTGGCGGCTCGGGCGAGGCTCCGCTCTCCGTAGCTCAGGTAGACCAGTTCATTGAGCTGATGTCCGCTGAGCAGGTAATGCTGAACGACGTTCGTACCGTCACCTCTACTTCTTCGAAGTGGCAGGAGTCTATCGTTGACTTCTCCTCCCGTATTGCTCGTGCCGGCACCGAGGGCTCGCGTCTTGGATCTGGCGACCAGGTTAAGCCAAGCACCGGCATCGTCGAGATCAGCACCGTTCTTCTCCGCGGCGAGGTTCCCGTCACTGACGAAGTGATGGAGGACAACGTAGCACGCGACAACTTTGCTGATTCGCTCGAGCGGACGATTGCTTCGCGCTTCGGCTACGACATTGAGGACCTCATGGTCAATGGCGACACCGCGTCCGGCGACTCTTACCTCGCTCAGTTTAACGGCTGGCTCAAGTTGGCTCAGGGCGCGGGCGGAAACGTCACCGCTGCCTCGTCTTACGGCCAAGACTACCAAGAAATCTTCAAGCAGCTTCTCGTTTCTCTGCCTGACCGCCACAAGCGGAACCTGGCTCAGACTGGCCGCTTCTACGTACCGAAGCGTCTCGAGGAGAAGTACCGTGACATCCTCTCGACCCGCGGTACTCCGCTTGGCGACGTCACGCTGGAGGGCAACAACGCTCTAAAGTACCAGGGCATCGAGATCCGCGGAGTCCCAAGCTTCGCAATCGCTTCTGGCTCGCCGGACACGGGCAACGTACTTCTTGCTCACAGCGACAACCTTTACGCAGGATTCCGGCGCTCAATGACAATGGAGACTTATCGCGATCCTCGTGAGGGCGCAACTTCCTTCGTCATCACCGCCAGGGTCGATGCCAAGATCGCCGTCGTTGGCGCAACGGCAGTCGCCACCAGCGTGTCGGTCGAGCCCTAAGAAGTAGGTCTGAGTAATGGCCAAGGGGAATCTTGACAAGCTCGCAAGGCGCGTCGCCGGTAATCCGGCTGAGCTTTGCGTAAACGTTGTCTCCGGTGCAGGATCTGCGACCAACATCGCAATCTCTGGCATCGAGCGCAATGATCTACTCGTCTCCGTCTTGGAGCTGCAGCCGCCGACCGCTGCGTCTGGCAACGCTGTGAAGGGCGATAGGACTGCTGAAGCAAGCATCACGTCGTCTGGGAACATTCAGCTTTCGACGACTAGCACCACCGGGAACCAGCTTCTCGTCATCTGGTATAAGGTTCGTCCGTAGGTTCCGCCATGGCTCTCGTCGTCGTGGACGCCAGCGGGTCGTATCGCACCGGATCGTTCCTCTTTACTGAGGGCGAGAACGAGTGCAACGACGAGAACGTTCTCTCTGAGATTGAGTCGCTAGGATACGACTGGATCACAGTTAAGCGCGACAAGACTTCTTCGGAAACGAAGAGCGCATCGGACAGGGGCGGCGAGGCTCGAGACAAGGGGAGCAACGTGCAAACAACAGAGTCCTCGCCGTCCGTGTCCGACGCCGCCCTAAAGTCTGATGACGTCAAGAAGACATCTTTCGAGTGCCCATCACCTGACTGCGACCGCACGTTCAAGAACACCGGCGCCCGGACAACTCACGTTCGCACCAAGCACCCCGAGCTTCTCGAGGCTGACAAGCAGGAGGACTAAGTGGGACTGACGACTAGGACAGTCACAGTCACCACGACGGGAACAGCTGGAAGTGCCACTGGCTCAGCGCAGCTTGGCGTGCCTCCGTGCGCAGTCATGGCTGTGAAAGTTGACTTCACAAGTCAGCCCGGAACGACTGACACCACAATCACGTCTGACTCAAGAACGATCCTTTCGCTAAGCAACAACAACACAAACGCTCTCTTCTTTCCGCGGACGCCGCCTGACGACACTGCGGGGGCAACTCTCTCCAGCAATCCGCACACGCCTTTCATCACAACTGGAGCACCTATCTCCATCTCTGTCGCTCAAGGCAACGCTAACGCATCCGCTCTTAAAGTCACTTTTGTTCTGGGTGCGTAATGGCACTTGCATCACTCGCTGACGTTAAGCGAACGCTTCAGCTTCCCGAGACAACAACTGAGGAAGATTCACAGCTCACAAAGGCGCTTCAGGTCGCAGAGGACTGGATGACGCGGGTGTACCTCCGCTACAACTACTCTTCAACGGTGAAGAAGTTCTGGGACGTCCGCGAAGATGAAGATCTTTTCTTGCCAGAAGGAGCAACCGTTGTGTCGGTGCAAGTGCAGACATCTCCAAACGGAACACTTCGAACTCTTGGCGCAGCTGAGTACGACGTGGAGGACAACCGCGTGCGGTTGCGTCCAAGCATCTACGAGTACCCATACCCAACAACGGGAACAGACACGTTCGTTGCGAAGAGAGTCCTTGGGACCAACAACCGCGTGGACATCACTTACTCTGGAGTGACTGTGCCGTCGCCTGTGCGAGACGCAACCGCTGGCCTCGCTGCGTGGGTCTGGCAGTCGCAGCCAATCACCACAAAGGGAATCACGTCTGAGAGCATTGGCGACTACTCGTACTCGCTAAGTGACACAGGCGAGATCCCAACGTGGATTAAGATGATGGCACGTCCATACCGCGCAAGACGCTCGCTCGTTCCGTAGGTCCGCACTACCCTATCTGTCAATGCCGAGAACAGTCATCCCCATCACAGACGTCACTAGGACGGGAACCACTCAGCCGTCGCAGACGAGCGGCGACGCCTCAAACAATCACTACCTCGCTTACAACGACGGTCGTGTGATGCTTGAGCTGACTGCTGCGAGCGGAACAGTCGTTTACACGATCATCACTCCTGGGACGGTGGACGGACTTGCTGTGTCTGACTTGACTGTCTCTGTCACAACCACGCCGAAGGTTGTTGGACCGCTGCCGCCCGCAGTGTACAACCAAGCAGACGGCACCGTCAACATTGACGTAGACTCAGCAAACGGGCGCGCTCGAGCTTACAGACTTTAGGGGGGTCCTTGTGGCCTTCGCTGGTCTCCTTCCGCACGTCGCCACAGTTATGCGGCGTCGCACAGTGAATGGTGAGCAGACTCTTGACCGCTTTGGTCAGCCTACTCGCAACGAAGAGGCATACGACACTTACCGCTGTCGTGTGACAACTGGGTCTGGTGGCGAGCAACTAGGTGAACGAACTCGCGACGTTGCTGTGACAACTCACAAAGTGTTCTTCCAGCTTGGCGCAAACATTCGCGAAGACGACATCATCAGCATCTCAGGGCATGAAGGCAACCTTCTCATTAAAGACGCAATCATCACACGCATAACAGAGCCGTATGGAATGCGTCATCGTCACCATGTTGAAGTTGAGATACAGACGCAACGAGGGGTAAAGTCAGTCCCATGAGAATCGAAAAGACATGGCACGGCGACGAGATGATTAAGAGGTCGCGGCGCGCAAACGGAAGAGCAATCATTGCGGTTGGAGAGCGCACTGCTGCTAACAGCAAGAAGTACGCTCACGTTGTGTCAGGAAACTTGCGTCGCTCTATCCACGCAGCCAAGACGCAGACAATGGGCGAGGTGCCCGCAACGACAAGCAACGTCAGCACCGGAGCAACGCGGCGCGCTGAGGTTGCGGTTGAAGTTGGGTCTTGGATGGAGTATGCGTGTGTTGAAGAAGTCGGCCGCGGACATCGCTTTATGCAGCCAGGATGGGAAGAGACGCAGCCAACTGTGTGGCCAACGATCAAGCGAGCGTATGACGAGGAAGGGCTATGACGAACCGCGTTCCAGTCTCTCCTGCTGAGCTCTTGATGGTGATCGTCAATAACGAAGTCGACCGCACACTCATACCAGCTGGTGCAGTTGTTGGGCAAGCAACAGATGCGCAGCAGCAAGCCGGTGTCGTTGCCATTGTTGCTTCTGGTGACGGCCGTCCGGAGATGTACGCTCCAATCTTGTGGCCTCGGCTGCAGATGAGGTGCGTTGCTCCAACTCTGTCCCACACCGACCGCATGGGACGACATCTATACGAACTTCTCCACGACCACCCGCGAACCGAAGTGCGCGATAGCGAGGGCAACGAGTGGCTTGTGAATGGAGTGTACATCTCAACTGCTCCGTCAGACCACTGGGATTCCGCTGAAACATGGGAGAATCTACTCTTCGCGACCATGTGCGTTGCTACGCAACCTATCCCTTAGGTCTCGCGGCGGTTCGGGCGGCTTTACAATCACCACAGGTATGGCAACTGCGAACGCAAAGAAGCTCATCTACAAGGGCACCGCTGATGTGTTCAAAGACGATGCTGCTGGCGTCGTATTCGAGAAGGACGGGGACGCTGTTGAGGTGTCTGCTGACGTTGCTGAGAAGCTCGTCGCTCTGCCCGGCCACTCGTTCGAGACCGTTGCTGCCCCGGTTGCTGCGAAGCCAAAGGAAGGTGCTAAGTCGTAATGCCGACCAACTGGGCACCCTTTGACATCTTGGCTGGTCCTGCTGACGTCTACGTCGCAGCGACTGGTACTTCGTTTCCTACTGTGTCCGGAAGCGTATCTGCTTGGACCGCTCTTGGAAAGACTGAGGGCGGAGTGACCGTTCGTCACACCCAGAACGTAGAGATGCTTTCGAGCGACCAGGACACCGGTCCTCTTAAGGCTCTCCGAACTGAGGAAGGTCTCGAGGTTCAGTGCAACCTTGTCTCTCTCACGCTGGAGAACTACGCCAAGGTGATGAACTCCGCAACCGTGACTGCCGCAGCCGGACCACCCGCCACAAAGGAGATTCCTCTTTACCGCGACGTCAACGTTGGCCTCTTCGCACTACTTATTCGCGGCCGGTCTCCTTACGGAAACTTCAACTCGCAGTATCAGATCCCAGTCGTTTGCCAGACTGACGAGCCAGAGATTGAGCATGTGAAGGACGACAAGTCCATCTTGGCTTGCACTTGGACCGCGCTCGTTGACCCGAACGCCGCAACGACTTCGGATCGCTTCGGAAAGCTTATCGCCCAGACCTCGTAAGGTCACTGACATGGAAGCTACGGGCACAGGCACAAAGCCACAGCCCCAGGCCACCGGTGATCCTGGGATAGAGAACTTCGTTGCCGCAGCGCGGCGCGATGTGAAACGTCTGCACGAGCAGACGCGTAAAGTAAACCGCTCGCTGGCTCGACTTGAGGATGAGCTTCGCAAGCACGGAATCCAGATGGAGGTCGTGAATGACTGATTATGTGCGCGAGCTTAGCACGAAAGTTGAGCCCGCATCAAAGTTCACAGTCGATGGTGAGGAGTACGAGCTTCACACTTTCGAACATCTGTCTCCAGAAGAGGAGGCGGAGGTGACGGCGCTGTTTGCACGTCACGCTAAGTTGAGTGAGTTGCTCAACGAAGCACCAAACGTGAAGAAGGGCAAGGAGATTGCTTCCCGACTTCGCGGATCACGCATCGCTCTCTTGAGCAAGCTTACGACTTGCCCAGAAGACGTCATTGAGAAGCTGCCGATGTCAGGACAGGCGCAACTCTTTGAGGCGGTGCAGGAGGAGGTCGGTGACGCTACCGATGAGTCGTCAGATGGACAGGACATCTAGTAGCGACCTTCGCGCAGAGGCAACCAACCTCTGGCCAGCTCTTTCCTACCACTATGGACTGAGCTTCGAAGACATCACACGCATGCCGCGGTGGGCGCGCCGGCTTTACGCCGAAGCGCTCCCGCGGCTTCGCGCTGAAGACTTGCAGCTTTCGATTGAAGCTGCGTCGTACCCTCACATGAAGCCTGCTGCGCAGCGCAAGATACAGCGATCGCTGGAGCGCGCTCTTAAAGACTCGTCTAAGGAGCAGCTCACTGACGACACTGACTTCCAGAGTCGAATGGATGATGCTGGCATTGGTCTTGAGGAGGTGAGTGGCAATGCCTGAGTTAGGTAAGGCAACATATGAGATTGTCTTAAACACAAGGAAGTTCGAGCGTGATCTGAAGAAGACAGAGAAGGAGACCGATCGCTCAACGAAGAATATGAGCAGCGACTTCCGTGACGCGGAGTCAAGTGTCGATTCACTCATCTCCAAGATCGGTAGAACGGGCACAGGGATTCGATCTATGTCTCGAGGCGCAGAACGAGACTTCAACGCTCTCGAGCGGAAGATAAAGAAACTCAACCGTTCAGACCTTGACGTGCAAGTGAACCTCGGTCTCGATCGCACTCTACGGGACCTCAACACGCTTAGAGGACGACTACTCGACCTGCACGAAAGATCCTATGATGTTGACGTCAATGTCCGCGGAAGCGCATTCGCAGAGCTTGCAGCGATTCGCCTTGAGATGGTCGGGCTGAACAAGCACATCCTTGTGTCGCGCAATGGCTTCGGGATGATGTCGAGAATCTTCGGGCGCGGTGGCGTCGTTATGCGCGGCGCGATCAGTGGAGTGACGAATGCTTTTGAGTTCCTGGGCAAAGGCATCTCGTTCATTGGTGACATTGGATCAAAAGTGTTTGAAGCGCTCCAAGGTCCAATCGGCAAAGTTGGCATGGGTGTCTTTAGCTTGTCGTCAAAGCTTGGCGAGCTACTCCCGTTCCTTGGTCGGCTTGGGCCGCTACTCGGCGTGATCATCGCAGCCGTGGCTCTTCTTATCGCTGGCATCGTAGCTCTCATTCCGCTCATCGTTGCGTGGGTAGCGTCTCTTGGGCAAGCAATCGTTGCGGTCGGTGCACTTGGCGTAGCTCTTATTGCTCTCCTGCTGCCAGCTCTTGCCGGGGGCGGCGCAGCCATACTTCGCTTCAAAGACACTGTGGAAGACGCTGGGTCTGCGGCGTCAAAGCTTAAAGACGCAGCAAAGAGTCTCGCAACAACTTTCAAAGACGTCACTGCCGGTGGCGCCGACGCTGCTCTCCTAGGCATACGCGACGCAGTGACTATGCTTGAGCCAATGCTTCGGAAGCTCAAGGATAACTTCACAGCTCTTGGCCAGTCCATAGGCAACATGGTCCGCTACTTGGGTCAGCAGTTTAGCAGTCCATTCTTTACCGAAGCTTTCGGGAAGCTGTTAAACGCTGGGCGTAAAGCTTTCGGACCTTTGGGCAAGATCATTGTGAACCTGTCGAAAGTGCTCACTAACATTGCTGTCGCTGCCATGCCTTACTTGCTCGCTGGCTTCCGTGCGATTGCTGGCGGCTTGAAAGGATGGGCACAAGGTACATCAAACACAAAGAAACTCAGCAACACAATCGGTGGACTCGTAGAGCATCTCTCTGTGTGGTGGGACCTCTTGAAGAACATTGCTGGAATGTTCGGCGACCTCTTTGGGCTGGTGGCAGACGAAGGAAAGGGCGCCACATCATGGCTCAACGACGCTGTGGTTCAGCTGCGTGAGTTCATCAACTCAGACTTAGGCAAGTCAGCGATTAAGACTTTCTTCCAAGAGATGATCCCGCTTGCTGTTGAGTTCCTTGGGTTCGTTGGGAAACTCATCGTGCTCTTCCTTCAGTTTGTTCAGTTTGCGGCGCCCGCGTTCACCGGTATCTTTAAGATCTTCAACTTCGTGCTTGACGTCTTGAACTTCATCATGGTGTATCTGAACAAGCTTCCGACTTTCGTCAAGGGGTTTGCTGTTCCGTTCTCGTTCATTCCTAAAGTGATCAACTTAATCATCACCGTTGTGAAGCTGCTCGTGTCGGTTATGGCGTCCGCGGCCAAGTCGGTCGCAAGCGCGTGGGCAGCAGCAAGAGGGTCTCTTGCCGTAGTGTGGAACGCAATCAGAAACATCGCTGTGAACACATGGGCAAAAGTTAAGAACGCTGTGGTGAACTCTGTTCGGTCAGCGGTGAACTGGCTTAAGACTGCGTGGACGAACGTAAAGGGATTCCTCGCAAGTCTGTGGGCCAGCATGAAAGCTGGGGTCGTCAACTTCGCAAAGGGCTTGAGAGATGGTGTGGTCAATGCTGTGAAGGGCGGGCTTAACGAAGTCATCAGCTTCTTGAACAGCGTCATTGGGATCTTGAACAAGTTGCCATTCATAGAGATTGGAACGATCGGATCTGTCGGCGGCGGAAGTAGCGGAAAGACTGGAACAACTGCTGGGCGAAGCATGGGAGTCGTTCGCAACCGAGCAACAGGAGGCAACTACGCGCCGCAAGCACTTGCGCGAGGAGGGCGCGTCAATCAGCCAACCGCAATCGTTGGCGAAGAAGCACCGGCTCATCCAGAGTTTGTGATTGCGACGAATCCAGCATACCGCTCCAGAAACATTCAGTACTGGATGCAAGCAGGACACATGCTTGGCGTCCCAGGCTATGCTGAGGGCGGAATCATGGGCGCGCTGTCAGACGTCGCAGGCGTGATCGCGGGCGCTGTGAATCCTGTGAGTCTTGCGTCGAAAGTTCTTGGGACACTTCCATCCCCAGCAGGCGCGATGCCAGGATGGCTTGAGCCGATGGGAGCAGGCATACTTGGTAAAGCAAAAGACTGGGTGATGGAGAAAGCCAGCGTCACAAACCTGCTTAGCTCTGTCATTTCATCAATGGGCGGAGCAGGATCGTTTGAGAGCTGGGTAGACTCACACACCGTCGCAACAACCAATGCAGTAGGTCAGCGGTTCGGCCTCTCGATGACGTCAGGATATAGAAGTCCCGGGCACAACAAAGCTGTGGGCGGAGTCTCTAACTCCCTTCACACTCATGGGTCGCCGTCAAATCCTGGAGCAACAGACTCAGTTGGCTCTTCAAGCGGCATGTCGTCAGCGATGAGCTTTGCTCGTTCAAACATTCCACTTAACGAACTTCTTACTCATGATGTTGGCTCTGGTCTCCACATGCACATGGGGTTCTTTGCGAAGGGCGGAAAGGTTGGCGACAAGAAGAAAGAGAAGCGCATCAAGGGATTCACAGCGCAGGAGTCAAAGCAGATCCGTGCACTTCAAGATGCGTACCGAGCAGCTCTCGGGACGAGGGGCATTGGTGATGACTTAACCACACTTGCTAATCTCCAAGACTACATGCGGACGCACCGCAGGAGTAAGCCTATTCAGCCGGGGCCAGATAATCCGTTCTTACCTGACCCTGCTGCTGTTGTCGCGGGAATGCTTAAGCGCTCAGGACAGAGTCGTGGAGACCTTATGACAATGCTAGCAATGGCCGGTGGCACCCGAGGGTTCACTGACGATTATGCGGTGATGCGTCTCATAATCCAGCAGAGCCAAGGTCGTGTGGCGCAGACGCAAGCAGACCTTAGCCGCGGGAAGAAGATACTTGACGACTTGCGTAATAAGAGAGACGATGCTAAAGACGCAATGAAAGACGGTAAGACAGCAAAAGCGCGTGCTGCTGCCGCAGACAGATACAAGAGACTCAACAAGTCCATTGAGGCCGCAAAGACTTTCGTTAAGCTCCAGCAAGGAACGCTTAAGACAAGCCAGAGCACTCTTGACTCAGACATGATTCGTTATGGTCAAGCACTTACACCGTTCTGGGACTTCAGGTCAACTGCTAACCAATGGCCGGTGCCGCTCGCAAAGGGCGGTGTTGTGTCGTCGCCTACGCTGGCTCTCGTTGGTGAAGCAGGCACAGAGATTGTTGCGCCAGAGAACATGCTTCGCGAGATCGTGAGCGAAGGCGGGAGTAAGCGTGACGTGACTCTCAACTACACATTCACACAAGCGCCCGAGGATCCGTACACGCTACTGCGGCAGAGCGAGTTCGCTGCTAGGAGCGCGTTCAGCTGATGGAGTATGGAGTCCGCATGACGCTTGAGAGCAGCTATGGCACTCTCTACTTGAACAAAGAGCCAGCGCTAAGTTCTGACGCTACGTCGTACATCCACCTCTCTAAGTTTGATGGCGCAGATGGCGCCGACCTTCGGTTCACATCGCTTGACATTCCGCAACGCGATGGATCTGTTGTGTACGACTCGTTCGAAGGGTCTAAGACCCTTGCGATGGAAGGTGTCCTTATGAGCGCAACGCGGAGTGGCCGTGCTGCTCTTGCTCGAGAGCTCCGTGCGCACGCACGCGCGCTGAGCAAGTCTTCTGGGACACTGAAGTTCTGGACATCTGATTATCTTGCTGGGCAGCAGATGACTGTTCGTCTTGCTGACCGCTTAACCGTTCAGGGCAGCAGGCCGACGAAAGAGTTCCTCTTGCCGCTTGTGGCTGAGGACCCACGCATTTACTCGCAGACACAGCAGAGCCAAGACACTGAGTTTGTGCTTGCTGGTGGTGGCGGCGGCCTTGTGTTTCCTGCCACACTTAACATCACGTTCGCAGAAGGAAGCTCTGACGGCGCGGGCACGTTCACCAATGGCGGTGATGCTCCGTCGTACCCTGTTGTTCAGATTCACGGACCCATCACTTCACCAGTCTTGCGCAACGTCACCACCGGAAAGACGATGTTCATCAACTCGGGCGGCCTCTCTATCGCAGCTGGAAGCTACGCGGAAGTTGACATGCTTAACGAGACGATACGTCTAAACGGCTCAGCAAGCCAGCCGCTTGTTGCTTACGTGAACGAGCTTACATCTTCGTTCTGGCCGCTTGAGCCTGGTGCCAACACCATACGTCTCTCAGGGGACAATCCAAGTGGGACGACAACGATGGCGCGCGTGATCTGGCGCGACGCTTGGAGCTAAGTGGCTGGGCCCGGGACAAACCGCTCGCCTGCGAGCCGGCAGTGGAAGGTGTTCATTTGCGACTTGAACGGCCGCAAGATTGAAGACATCACGTCGGTCACTAGAGACAAGAAGTACTCTGAAGTCTTGAACACTCCTTCGCAGTTCTCTTTCACCGCAGACACCGCGAACGAAAAGCTATCGCAACTTCACAGCGATGGACGTCCTGTGCTTGACTCGTTGTGCCGTGTTGTGAAAGCGTACCGATCTGAGTACAACGAGTCAACTCTCGAGGATGAGTTTGTGCTGCGGTTTGCTGGGAGGGTCTGGTCGCTTGAAGACGTCGGCGACGACAACACCTATTCAGCTGCGGTGGTCTGCTACGACGCTCTCCACATGCTCTCAAAGCGTGTGTGCCTTAACTCTGTTGGGTCGCCGTTCTCAGTCTCGTTCTCAGGCGGAGGCACAAGCACTCTTACGACGCTCATTGATCGAACGAACACTTACGCTGGTCATTGCGGTCTTGGGACAGGCGGAACGATTAACACTTCGCCGTCTCAGACAGTTGACTGGTCGCTCAAGAAAGTAAGCGAGGCTGTCTCAGAGTTGACGTCTGCGGACGTTGGCTTTGACATCAGCATCACACCGCTTGACACAGAGACTGGGATCTTGGGCAACTTGAACTGCTACTACCCAGCGCGAGGAAGCAGGCAAGACGGCGCACTCCTCGGTTGGCGAGCGCTGCCACACAACCTCTTAAGTGTGAACCGCGTCTTCGACCCAGAGCTTGCGGCTAACGTGATCTGGGGTGTAGGCACAGCAACAGTTGGCGACGACCAAGTCACCACGAACTTTGTGGATGACGACGAGAGTTCATTCTCAACGTTCGGGCAGCTTGAAGAGATTGTTGAGTACCAAGACGTGAACAACATCACATACCTCGAGACGCTCGTTGGCGCAGACCTCATTGCTCGACGACCTCCGACGGAGACACTTGCTTTTGTGCCAACTCCAACGAGCAACTCTCCTGAGCCGTGGAGCGACTTCGTGACGGGAGACTCCATAACCGTCCGCATCGGGAGTGACTTGCGCGGTGGACTCCGGAGGTATCAGCGCATCTTTGGCTTTGGCTTGGACATCTCAAACGACACAAGCATTGAGACAATGACCTTTGTCTTGACGGAGAGTGGCGCATGAGGATTCACAGACGGTACGCACCGCTGCTGCGCGGTGGCGGCAAAGGCGGAGTGTCGCCAACAGTCATTCAAGATCTGCAGCGCGGACAGCGTCAGCGCGAAACAACAAGACCCGCAACAATCGGGTGGTCTGACGGAACAACGACACGCACACGCATCGGGCGGCACACCACGACAGAATATGGGCTGCGAGTCTGGGACTCTGCCGGCGTGCTTGACCATGACTTCACTGGGAAGACACCGCAGGCGCGTGGAGTCTCAGCGAGCGCTTCGCTTGCGTCAGGGACAACGCCCGTTGTGCGAACGCTTGGCACAATCACGTATGACACTGACACGTTCTACACTGCTTCGCCTTCATCACGCTTCGTTGTTCCAAGCGGAATGGGTGGACTCTACATGGTCACAGCGCAGATGGTGTTCGCAGCCGCTGGCGGCGGCAACGTTCGCGCGTGCGTGATTCTTGTGGATGGGACATACGAGTTCGAGAACAGAGCTGTTGGGCAAGCAGGAGGCTTTCCAACCGCGCGTGAAACAAGAGTCTCTACGAGCGGTCTTGTGAGTCTTGCGGCTGCGCAATATGTGCAGCTCGCAGCAGAGCAAGATTCTGGCGGAGCACTTAATGTCAGTGGACACATCGAGATTGCGCGTGTCGGGTCTCTCCCGTCGTAGCCGCACTACGATAAAGGTATGAACATCGTTAAGACAGCATACGAAGCAGTAAAGAGCTGGTATCACCGTGAACCTGCTCGAGTCGTCGCACTTGCGGTGGCGGCAGTGGTTGCGCTCGCGCAACTGCTTGACCTTGGTGTTGACCAAGGAACGGTCTTCATTGTCGTTGGCACGGTGCTGGCGGTTGTGTTCGGCGGCGAGGTCACTCGTCGCAAGGTCACTCCCGTCAAGAAGTAAGTGTGCGGAGAGCTCGCAAGCGGCGTGGGGATGTACAGCCACTCGCAGCGCGAGCTCTCCTTCATGCTCCACTGCGACCGGTGCGGGCAGCGAATCTCTGAGTTTGAGATCCGCCAGGAGTACGTTCCTGAGCCAGCTAACTTGGACTTGACTCCAGAACAGCTCCGATTGCTGGCCCTAGAGACCAGATAATCTCGCTTTCAGAGCCCGCAGATGACGATCTCGCGGGGCTACAAAGCAAACTGGTTAGGTTCTACCCGAACGAACAGCCGGAGCTGCTAGTCACCCATCAGCTTCTCTAGCTCACGCTCAACTCGAGCGCGACGAATAACCTCGTCCTTTGTGCCAAACGGACGGGTGGCCAAGTCGTGGCGACGCTCCGCGTAGAGCTCGTCAAGGCGGGCAGTCATCCTTGACACAAGGACTGGGTCGCGCTGCTCCACGTCCTTCAGCCACTCACGCTGGCGACGGGCAGCAGCAGACTGAATCTTGCTGAGGGTAGAGCGACTCACTCTGTGACAAGCTTTGCTCGTGAGTAAACTCCACCGCCAGCATTAAGCTCTGCAGCGAAGGCTGGAAGATACTTGTCTGGCTGGGTGCGCGGGTACCAGCTGCCATCGTCGCCAGGGACTGTGTCGCGCAAGCGAACAGCAGCGTCAGCAATCCCAGTCCCAGTGACGATGCCATCAACATCCATCGCAATGCCAGCCAGTTCGTACTCGCCAGTCTCTGTGTTCAAGTTGTAAAGCTCTACTTTCATGCGTTATCCTCCAAGCATTGAGTCGACGAGTTCGCTAAGAGCAACGACTCCATACGCGTACCCATCGCGGACGTTGTGTTCTCCAGCAACAATACTCGGTCCTGGATGCACTCCGTCTTTCAGCAGCAACTCGATCCGACGAAACATGTTTGTCGCAGCAGCACTTGAGAGTCCAGCAGCTTTGAACATCTTTAAGAGCTCTGACTTGCGGTCTTTCAAGTCTTGAAGTATCTCCATGTGCTCGGGTCTGATCGTGCGGCCCTTTGCCATTGACATGAACGTGTCGTTCACCCACTCAAACTCATTCTCTGACAAGCACAGCCCATTGTCTATGACGTGCATCTTGCCATCATCATTGAACCAGAAGTTATTTGTGTGACGGTCAGTTTGACCCGTCACAGCATCAAAGAGCGCAGCCAGCTCAATGTCTTCCTCGGTGGTTTCGCTGCCGTCGCCTGCGACGTTGGCGACTTCGCCCTTGAGCATGTTCTGAACGGATACTCTCTCGAGGTCAGCTGGATCGCTCACAGGAGCATCCGCAGCTCGCCTCTCCATCGAGATCATGTCTCGCTCTTCAGGTGTTAGAGCTCGTACCCCGACTGATGGCGCTGGCACGCCCATCATCTCAGCAATCTGCCCCGCCATCCATTCACGTGAGTGATCTTGGCCTTCTGGAATCCCGTACTTCTGTGCCTGCCCTTGGCCGCCCTCGCCAGCAGTCTTAACGATGACCTTTGTTCCATCTTCGAGTTCGCCCTTCATCGCGTAAGAGATTCCTTCGCCTATGAGAACAGTCACGTCCTTGATCGGCGACTGAGCAATAGGCATGTCTTCGCCCGCCATTGTTGCGCCTGCTGGTATCGCTCGCCCGGGGAAGAACTCGTCTGGCCCAGGCATGATAAGCTTTCGCGCTTCATCATAATCGCTCTGAAGCTTAGCAGCTTCTGCTGTCAAGCCACGGTTCTTGAGGGCGTTAATGATTGCTTCCACAGGATCGTCACCACTTCCCACTAGGACAAGATTCCTGTCGCCAGGGTCGTAGCCGCCACGGCGAAGAACTTCTGGGTCTCTGTTTGGAAGTCCAGCAGCAATCACTCTATCTTGCACGCCGTTGTAAGCGTCACGAGCTTTTCTGAGCGCGTCCACAGCCTCAAAGTTAATCTCCGGATCGTCTGCTGCACTAAGTTCTTTAAGCTTCTTTATGTTGTCGTCAGACACGACTCCATCGTTATGCTCTCGTATAACGTTGTGAACTCTACTGATCTCAGCGAGAAGTGTCTGAAGTTCTTCGTCGGTCAAAGATCGTGGACCTTCGTACATAGTGTTCGTTAGGTAGCCGTGCTGCCACACGTCGAGCTCACTGAAGTCTTCAAGCGCATCAGCGAGAGCAGTGTGGCCAAAGTCTGTGTCAGTTCCTACGTGCATGTCAGCGATTGCTCGCATGTCGTCGAGATTCATCTTAAGGTCGGTAAGAGCGTCTTGAGCATAGTTAGCGTGTACGCCAGCGTAGTCCCAGAGCTCGTCACCTTCTAAGCCCTTCGCGCGACCACGCTGAATAGCTTTATCGTACTCATCAAGCTTCTTGCTCATGTCAGCAAGTCTACGCATAAAGTCACGCTCATCCTTGAATCCGCGACGCACATCCCGCAACACCTTCCTAGCTGGACTAATCTTATCTTCGCTCACTAAGTCTACCTTAGTCGGGAGGAGAGCTGCGATTGCACCACGGTACGCACGGCCAGCGTCAGCAATGTCAACAGCTATCGCTTCACGTTCTGGCTTGTCAGCATCGAAGAGAATCTGTTCTGCCTCAGCGGCAACGTTCTCTATCCGCTCAGCTCTCTCACGCTCAGCAAAGTCTTTCCTCGCAGCTTCGTTCGCTTCTCTTTCTTTCTCCTCCTCGCGAATGCGTGCCTGCTCAGCGAGCTTAGCGCGACGCTCTTCAATCTTTTCTTTAGCGTTTGGATCGACTCGTCTGAACTTCCCAAACTCCCAAAGCACTGCTGCATTCTTACGTCGCTTTGCTCTGACTTTTACCTGGCCTGCGTAGCGAACTGCTCCTGACTCTGAGTCGCGTACCCATACATCAAGCATGAACTCTTTGCTTCGCTTCGGGTTCTGGCCAAGAGCAGGTGCCCACGCAAACACTTCTTCGTTCTGGAGCCCGCTACTGCGACCTTCGCCAATGGCATCCGCAATCTGATTACGACGCGTCCTGACGAGACGCTTCATTGGCTCGGGATCCACAGTGTCACCAAAGCGGCCTTGAATCTTAATGTCGCCAAAGCCACGGAACTCAACTCCCGGAGGAATGATGGAGGGAATGGTCTCGTCGGGCTCGCGGACGGGAACACCGCGACCTGCGCGAGCCCCTGGCTCAATGGCAGCGACGTCCGTTCCGGCACGTCGCCGGTTCATAGCTTCTCTACCTTGCCGCTCTCTTTGGTTAATCCCCTCAACGACTGCCTCGAGCTCAGCGACTGCCAAGTCTGGGTCTACGATGAGGTCAGACAAGTCAGCGTTGAGAGACTCAGCGAACCGCCCAAACATGTCGCGAGGATGAAGCTTTGGATCCCATGGCACTCTTGGACGGTTAATGCCGCCAATCTTACTCACGCTTTCTTTCTGCCTCTGCTTGCGGAAGCGCTCTTGCTCGCGCTTTGCTTTGTCGGACAAGTACCCCATTAAACAGATTCTACATCGCGGAGTGGAAGTGGTGGGTCTTGGCCGTGCCATGTCTCAGCAGGCGGAAGCCAGTCTGCGTCGTACACTGGGACAAGAGTGCACCGGCAGTTTGGATGCTTGGGAGGCAGCTCAACATCTGTGACGACCCATGGATTCTGCGCAGCGATCTCGACGCAGTCGTCGCAGGGCGGGTAAGACTTGGGAGGCCCGATGCTTGGACCTGACGCGATGACCCAGTCAACTTGAGTGACTCCGTTCAAGTAGAGAGCATTAAAGTTCGTTGTCTCCCAGACAGCAGCAGTCTCGGTTCTGGCGATGCGTTCTGCTTGCCATCTGCGAAGCACGCTCCACTCGCGCTCAATCTCCGCAACAATCTCACCCATTGCTTTTGGCTTTGCTGGGTCAGTTGCTCGAATGATGATGTCACGGAGTCTGTCCAAGTGTTCGTTCGCAGCGAGCGCAAGAACCTTTGACCCGCGCACAGCGTGAATGTCGCGGGCCATGTCTCGAGGCGTCGTCCAGCGGAAAGTCTGGTTGAGTCCGAGCGTGTCCAGAGTGTGCTGTCCCGACTCTTCGCTGACTTCGCGAGCGAGACCAAGGTAAACAGCAACTCCTCCGCCAGCAAGCGCTCTGATGCCTCCAAAGATGCGCCTGAGCAAGCGGTCAAGTCTACTCGGGTCTGGGTCTCCACTGCGAGCTTTGCCTACTTTGCTCCACATGTCTTGCGCAAGCTCTATCGCAGGCACAAGGTCAACCTCGTTGCTTGGCTTGAGCCACTGCTCGAACGAATGTGATGTTCTCTCTATCCACCGCTCACGAGCACGCCATCCAGCGCGCAGCATCGCAGCATCGTTCCTTGTGTTGACCTTCAGCAAGTCAAGCGCAAGGTACGCCTCACTGAGATCAGCGAGGTCTTTACTCCGCGCCACTTGTGGGTGGCTCCTGTGGCGGCTCTTGCGGCGGCGGCGTTTCCTCAGGGACGTTGCGTCGTTGTTCAAGGATTGCGCGGATACGACTTGCCACCTCTTGCCTCATCGGGTCTGTTGGGTCGCCTTCGCTAACGCCTGGTGGGGTGATGCTCGGGAGAACACCGCCCTGGAGCTCAAAGTAGAACTTGTTGCCTCGTGGATCTTCATTTGGGAGAGGCACAGCGCCAACGCGCTGACGAGCTTCGTTGAGCATGAGGACGTTGCCCGTGAACGACCGAACGGCCAAGTCAAGATCCTGCCCCTCCTCTGTGAGGTCAAGTTCCTCAGGATGCCACGTCCATTCTACGTCACGGCCGAACGGAGACTCAGTCTCAATGAACGTGTTCATGCGCGCAGACATCAGCGCTTGGCTTGTCGAAATGACCGCTTCTTTGTAGATGAGTGAAGCATCCTTAGCAACGTCGCCGCCGAGAGCTCCAACCTTCACCATGCCAAGACGCTCAGACGGGATGCGGTGCGCCACTAAGATGGCTGCGTCTCCTCGAGCTTGTAGTCGCTCAAAGCTCATGTCGCCCTTCAAGTCGGAGAGCTGCTTAAACTCAATCTTGCCGTTGCCGGCGATAGGAATGACAATGTTGCGGTGAGGCTCCTTCAAGTCAGTCTTGAACGCTTGATGAAGTGCTTCTTCCATCTCCGGATCATCCTCCAAGTTTGAGAGGATCACAGCCCACCGTGGCTCACGCCGGTTCTCAAAGTACATGATGTTGTCGTCGCGTGCTGCGAGCGATAGAGAGATCCACCCAATGGCTGAGACGTATGTTGGGATTCCATACCACGACGACCGACGTGATGGCCTCTTGAGCACAATGATCTCGTTCGCAACTTCGTTAGTGATCTCGTCAGCGCTATCTTTCACAGCACCAGTGGTGCGGTCAACAACACGAGTGTCGCCAGGGAGCCATCGCTTAAACCACACGCGGCGACCGTGGCGGATCTGGCAGATGCGTACGCCATCACGGTGGAAGCGCGTCGTGTGCGCGGGTATGTGATACCAATGACGAACGATGCCTTGTGCGTCGCGTGCGAGCTCGATCGCGCCCCACCCGACCGTCTCAACATCGCCCCAAGTCGAAAGCAAGAGTTCGTGGGTAGTCATCTCGTCGTCAGACGATAGGTCTGCGAGCCAAGCATCAAGACCTTTGCGCTGGTCAACATCTGCGTCTTCAACTCGAGGGCGGTACTCCCACCCAGTGCCAACGACGTCGTTTGTCTTCTGCTCTATCGCAGCAGCGTGAATGGGGTGTGACTCAGCAATGAACACAAGTTGCTCCACCTGGAACGGGGGCGCTTGGATTCCGTGCGAGTACTTGAATGGGTCAACGGGAAGCTGCTGGCTCCACTCACCAATCTTGTCACCCGACTTAGTGAAGGTCATAACCTTCATCATCTTGCCGCTTTTGTCTTCTGCCATCGGAGAGATTGTAGGGCGACAAACGAAAGCAGCCCAGCTTCTGCTGGGCTGCTCCGCTGCTCGTGCTGTGCCTGTGCTTACGCGGTCATCAGCTCATACGCTGCATCGCGCGCGTTCCGCCCCGCCCCGAAGAGCGACCCGGTGAGGCGGGCATTGTCCGTCCGGGGCTTGCGCGCCCAGTCGTAGTACTCGCCGATGGCGTTCAGAGCGCCCCACTGAGTTCCGCGGAACCCTTCGATGGTTGCGCTCGTCTTGTAGTTGGTGACGATGTCATCAGCCACCTTCTCCACGTCGGTCAGCTGGCCAACGATCCGCTCGAACGACTCGTCAGAGATCCTCGTCTCCGCAAGCTGCCCCATCTTCTCGCCGAAGTCCTCCATGTAGGAGAACGTCAGCTCGAGCGAACGGCGTGCTTCGCTGAGTCGACTGTCCATCGTCCCGACGTGACGCACAGACCACTTGCGGGTGGTTGTGTTCAGCGCCAGGTTGAGCGTGTTCATGCACACGACCCGCACAGGAGTGACAGCGGCTGTGATGCCGGTTGTCCCGTCGTGTGAGTTCATCAGCATGAGGTAGGTGTCGACCGGGTCCTCGCCTGCGATCATCACAGACTCAGGAATCCGCATCATCATCCAGATCCACCGACCGTCGCGAAGTGCGCCGGCTGTCTCGTACTTGGCAGACCCGTCGTCCACGAGTGCGTCTGCGAACGCGAATGCGTCCTTGTTCTGCAGTGGCGTGTACTGCTCGCCAACCACTCCAAGAACCTTCTTGTCAGACATCCGCGTCGTGGCGTACTTGCCTGGGATTGTGTCTCCGCCCACCAACTGAATGGGGAGCTTCTCCACAGCCCAGTCAAGTCCCGCCTCACGGAGGGCGTCCGATGCGGTAAGCTGCTCATCCACAACGGTTCCCAAGCCGTGCCACGGGATTTCCCGGACAGACATCATGGTTTCTACTGCTGCTGGCATGTGATACTCCTTTCGCTGCGAGAGGGACTATTCCCACTCCTGCGAATCGTATCAGGTAAGTCTTGTGAAGTCTAGCGAATCGTGCAACTTTGTGAAGATGAAACTGTGTTCGCAGGAGCGCCCGAATAAGTGAACGTGCCTCGGAACTTCCAAGATCTTGAAGCGCATCTTGCGTGAACATAATGCTCAGTGATTCGTACTCGCTTACCCTTGCGCTTTATGACACGCTTCCACGAGCGTTGCACTCGGGTAGAGAACTCAACGATTGCGGAGTTAAGCGGAAGCGCAGGGATCGTCACGTCAAGCACAGACCCGAAGCCACTCTTTCCGTAAGGCTTCAACACACCAACGAGTGTGGTGCCTAGGGCAACAGCGTTCGTCCACGAATGCAACACAATGACTGGGTGACCGCTCTGCGGCGGTCCATTGAATGCGGTGATCTCCGCGTCAAGGATTGTGTCAGTGAAACCAGCGAGTGCAACGCGTCCAGCGCCCGTGCCAACGATGCTTGTGGGGCAGGCAGCACGAGCCATTGCGGCAGAGATGCCGTTCAAGTTTGCTCGGCACACGGGCAAGCCAGCTGCCGTGAACACGAAGTCATCGTCGAAGAAGATCTGCGCTCGAGTGGCTGGAGCAATCTGCTCTCCAGCAACAACTGCGCCTGTGGTGGTCAAGACAGCGATGGATGCAGCGCTACGCTTGACTTTTGCGTGCTTCACCGGAGCACCAGCGACTGAGATTGTCTGAGTGTTAGATGCGCTAGCATCCGCAGCAAAGACAAGGAACACAGCAGCAATGATTGCGATGACTCTCATGACTTGCTCCGGAAGAGGTCGCCTTCAGCCTTGCGCCGTCGCACCAAGCCAGGAAGTTCTTCGCCGCCTGCGTGAGTCCAGCGGTTCATCTCGCTGGGGACTGATGCGTAGTCGCCAGCATTCAACTTCTTCAAGAGGGTGCTGCTTGTGAACGCGCCAATGCCTACGTTATAGACGAAGCTCACAAGCGCGTCAAGTTGGTTCTGGTTGAGCTTTACTCGCGTGAGATGATTCACAGCATCAGCTGCTGCGCTTGCTTCTTCGTGAAGCATCTGAAGTGCCTGCCCACGAGTGACGCCCTTGCTCCATTTAGTCTTGTCTGCTTTGGTGCAGTTGCCATAGTGCAAGAGCGTCCCATAGCCGACAGTGCAGTGGCCAGCGGGATCGTTGTATGGCTTTGAGTAGAAGCCTTCGAACTCAGCAATGAACGCAGCACCGTCCTGCGACAACTCCGTTGCTCGCGCCTCTTGCCTGCGCAAGCTAGCGATCTTCTTGCGAACTCGCTTAACTCTCTGGAGCAAGAAGCGAAGACGACGCTTGAGACGGTTCATTAGAAAGTCTTCTTAGACGGCTTGGCTTTGCCTGGCTTGAACGCAAGGTGAAGGTGGTCGTAGTGACCTGACGTTCTCCACAGCACTTCAGCGAACTTGCCACTGAACCTTGCGTACACCCAAACCTTTGCGCGGTCAAGCCGCGACCAGTTGCCATTAGCAGGCACAAAGTCAACAGCAAGTCCCTTGGTGTGATAAGAGCCAGGAGCACCACCGATCGCAGCGTTGTGCTCGGGCGACCGATACATCGAAGTTATGACGAGGCCAAACTTCTCTGCGATCCTCTTGCCATAGACGAGAGTGGTCTGGTGCTTCTCGCCGCGAGGGAACACTCCACGCCGCTTTGCTGTCTTCTTTCGCTTTGCCATGAGACTATCTTAGAGCGAAGAGTAGTGTAGAGTGCTGTCACTCTGAGAATCGGTAAGCGATGTACCTCAGCCGCTCGTTATTGCAGTGGTGCTCGCCGTTCTGGTCGAGCAGTAGCAAACCGTCTTTGCTTAGCGACAGTAGCTGTCCTAATAGAGATGTTGGGGGGCCATCTAAGACGACTTGAGCGAGGACTCCTGTTTCCCTACCAGTTGCGAATCTCGCCACGCGACGCACGCGCCTGACGCGGTCTGCAGTAGTCATATGAACGCCTGCCTTGCTGAACTCAGTTGCGTGGACAGACGCAGCCTTAGCACTGTGGAATCGCTCAAGCATGCCAATGAAGGTCGTGACAAACTCAATGCCGTGCGCTGGGAAGACTGACGAGACAACGTGATGCGTGACTTCGTGAAGTAGAATCTCCATGCGAACTTCGCCGCTCTGTCGAATCACACACTTGTCTCGCATGTAAGCCAGCCGCCCACTGTCACCGGGGAACTCTTCCACCAAGAGAGACTGGACGCGGTAGGCATCGCACACGCGAGCAACGATGGTGTTGGCTTCGGCTGCAGCAACAGCAACGCGCGGCAACTTGCTCCACGCAGCTTCCTCAGCAGCAATCACACGAGCACGCTGGAAGTCTGTGACTGCCGGCGGCTCGTGTGGAAGGTCAGCTGGCCGCGTGATCATCCTTCGACAGCTTCAAGCTCAAAGAGCTTGCGTGTTGCGATGCTCATGCCGTGGAAGAAGTCATCTTCGCTTGTGTCGTAGAAGTCATCGTCCGCAACATCGCCCCACTCGAAGCCATCGTACTGCGGCGCTGGCTTTAGCCTCTTAGGTCCGTCGGACACAAACTCCGTGATGCCGATTGCTCGCAACTCGCGGTACACGTCCTTCACAGCGAAGGTCAGCACCTTGTGGGGGAGGACGAAGTCGCTGTACCCACGACGGATGGTTGCGAGGTAGGAGCTGCTCGGCGGAGTAATCCCGTCCTGCTTAACCATCACATAGGTGATTGCCTTCATCGTTCCGACAGCGGTTTCGACTTCAACCTCGCGGCGATCGTAGAGGTGTGGCGCTCCTTCGTAGCGGTCCAGCGACTTCATGTCTTCGTCGGTGCACCACCACAGTCCGCCCCACACGTCTTGGCCGCTGGCCTGCTCGATGTCAGCGACACCGCGGAAGGTCAGTTGCCAGTCGCGCAAGAGTGCGGTCCGCCAGCGCTCAGCTGTTGGGCACCGTGCTGCCATCGCGCGCGTGTCCAAGTTGGAACCGTATGCGAAGTAGAGAGTTCTGCCTTTCATCGTAGGTCCTCCAGTTCCTTGTCGTCTCGTATGATCTTGAGCATACCCGCCGCTTCTAGGCCGTGGATGAACTCCTTGGCTGAGATCGCCGGGTCAATCTGTATGTCTCCCGCGGACCAGATGTAAGCCCGCTTGACCAGCACCTCACGAAGCTCGTCATCTGACAGATCGCTGTTCCACGGCATATCGGAGATACCGTTGAGCAGCGCTTGCCACGTAGGCGCTGTCTGGTGGTGGCCGTCTGGCCAGATTACCTGGACTGTCATGCGACCACCTCACCAGCGCGACGGGCGCGGGAGCGGAACCCGGTTGCTCGGTTCTGAAGGTAGGTCCGCTCCGGCGACCGGCTGAAGCCGATTGCGTCGAAGAGCTTGGCGACACTGTCCTGCTGGCCGATGCCCTCGCGCTGCTGGCCTACCGCGTCAGCCATGCTCATCAGCATCTTGACCCAAGCGCCGACCTTCTTGAACTCGACGCTGCCGCCGTGCTGCCGGAACTCAACCGTGCCGAGTCGTGGGAAGGCGCTCACGTTCACGGTCTTGTACTTGTCGAAGCCGCTCAAGTTGCGGACCCGGTCAAGACGGTGAAGCTCGTCCTCCCGCCACTCACGGCACCATCTGCCATTGCGCCTGCTTGGCGAGACGAGCCAGTTGATGAGCTTCTGATTACTCACGTAAGCGCGGACGAGCTTGCGGATCCCCGCGGCCTTCGCGTCACGCATCTCCAAGTGAATGTGGATGCCGCAAGAGCGGTCAGCCTTGCCACCCGCAGACTTCAGGGCGGCGCACGCAGTCTCCAGCTGCCGCATTCCGTCCTCACCCTTGAGGATGGGCGACACCAGCTCGAGGCCGTATGTCTCGCCTGTGCGAGTGTTGCGAACCGACTGGTCGTACTTGATGGCCCACTGCCCGGATGACGCAGAGGCAGGGGCCCAGCCGCGACCGCGGCGAACCTCAAGACCTGCTGCCTCAAGGGCGTCGTACACCTTTGCGCGTGTGGTGCCATTGAACTCAAGCTCAACGCCGAAGCGTCGCTCAAGCCCAAGCGCTGCGAACAGTCCGCCTGCGCGGCGGGGATTGCGTCCAGCGCGACGTCCGGTGGCGTTGGCTGCTGCGTGATGCAGCAGCGGCAGCGCGTTCTCTGGTTGGACTGGGTACGCGCCGCCACGCAGGTTGCGTGGGTACGCGCCGTGGACCCGCATGCGGAACCGAGCATCGTCGCTCAGATCCTCGCCGGCGGACCACATCGCTTCAATGTTTTCGTCGGGGTAGTCGCTCATGTCCGCCTTCAAGTCGAAGCGGACGAAGCCGGATCCTGGGACTGCCCAAGCGAACACAATGCCGCGTTCGTTGAGCAGACGAGCGTAGTTGCGCGACGGAGCGACCCGGTACTCAAAGCCAAGGTCTGCGATCTGGTCCTCGTACTTCATGTTGCTACTCCTTTCGTTCGACTAACTTGAGAACATCCTACCAGGTTCTGAGAGACTTGTCAAGGAAATCTTGAGATTCTCTTTAGAGCCCGATTCCTTTACTGTGAACAGATCGTATCAGGTCTGCCCGACAGATGCAACTGCGAATGAAACTTAGTAGAGCATCATTGCTGGAACTGTCACACCGAGCGTTGGGAATCCGGTCGGAGCAGTGGCTGCGAACGTCCCAGCGGTTTGCGACCACCCAGCTGCGAGAGACACCGCGCCTTGGAAAGTAGCGGTGCTGGATGAGAAGGTAAGCGAGATCCAGTAGTAGCCGGGCGTCGCTGCGTAGGTGCTTGCGAAAGCAACTGACTGAACAGTGTTCGCTGTTGCTTGAGCCACGGTGGCGGTTGTCTCCGCAAGCTTGTTCACACTAGCGTCCCACAAGCCAACTTTAACGTTGCCGCTCGCTGTTGAGCCGACGCGGTAAGAGACACCTGTGAACGTTGTAGTAGAGAGCACTTGAACGAACGCGGTGCGCTGGTTGTTCGTTGCGCCTGACGCGGTGCTCGCAAGAGCGGTGCAGAGATGCTGTGGGGTGCCAAAGTACTGTGAATAGTTAATGGCACCAGCACCGTCCACGTAAGCCTTCGTTGCTGCGTCAGTGTTCGCAGTGGGCGTGGCGAGCGAGGTGATCTTGTTTGACCCAACGTCAAGAGCTGCTTTCACTTTCACTCGTCGTCACCTTCCTCTTGCGCGATCTGGCTGAGGATCTCGATGCGCCCAAGCTTGCGCTCGCGCTGTGCTTCGAGCTCAGCAATGTTCTGACGAGCAGCAGCAATCTCTTCGATGAGCTCGTTGTAAGCTGCTACCTCCGCCTTCAGTTGTGAGTCAGTCATGTGACCTCCTAAGACTTGCCGATGATGGTGACCCTGTGAGTGTTCGCAGACACCGAGGATCCGAACGTCACAGTGACGTCGCCACTTGACGCAACGGAGATGTCTGGGAAGACGACGTCTCCGGTTGAGACTTCCTGCACCTGCACATGAAGTTCGCGGCCAGCTGCGAGGCCGTGTGTTGCTTGCGTGACTGAGATCGTTGTGCCAGAGCCGTGCGTGGCGCTGGAGTAGAAGCCTGTGGCTGCGAGGTTCTGACGAGCTCCCGACGCAGTGCTTGCGCCTGTGCCGCCGTACCCAGTCGCAACTGTGGTGCCCTGCCACACGCCGGTCCCAATCGTTCCAAGAGTTGTGATTGTGTTCTGGCCGGCGTAAGTGCTTGCGATCGTAATGGCGTCCGACGACACCGTGATCTTGTCTGCTGTGCCAACGACGTTCAGCGTGTTCCCAGACTTCGTCATGCCGTCTCCAGCGGTTATCTGTCCAAGCCCAGAGAACTGAGTGAATACGAGTGCAGTGGAGTCGATCGTGATGGAGTCGTTCGTCGTTAGCACCCATCCGGAGTCGCCGTTCGTTGTGCCTTCGTTGACCCAAACAGCGAGGCCGCCGGTGACCTCAGCGTTCGCATCAGCGTCGGTGGCTCGCGACCACGACCCAGACGCAACAACATAGATGCCGTTCGCTGACCCAGTGCTCTGGTCCTTGACGAGCACACGGTCACCAGCAATGACGGAGACGCTGTCAATCGTTTGCGTGCCGGAGAGCGTGATGTTCGCCGTGGTGGCTGCGCGGACCGACGGCTTCCAGTCAATGCCAACTGCTGCGGAGTCTACATAAGCCTTCGTTGCTGCGTCTGTTGAGTTAGACGGCGTCGCAAGGTTAGTGATTGTCTGCGAGTTCAACGAGACGCTTGCATTGGGAGCAGCCATCTCGTTAAGCTTGCTTGTGCGGACCTGAGTGTCAAAGTCTGAGATGGTGCTTGCGGTCTGCGTGCCCGTATGATTCGCTCGAGCAAGAGGGTCGGTGGCAAGCTTAGAGAGTGCAATGGCTGCGGAGCCAGAGATGTCAGCGTTCACAATGCTTGAAGTGAGTGAAAGCTTGGAGTATGAGATGGCTGCTGACGCTGAAACGTCAGCATTCACAATGACGCCGCTTGCGATCTGCGGAGAGTCTGCCGTGCCAGCGAGGTCTCCCGCGAGCTGAATCTTGCCCTTCACAGACGCTGTGGCGTCTGGGGTGTTGCCGCCAACTGCAGTGAACGTCAGTGGCGAGGTGCTTGTGCAGACTCGAAGCTCAGACGAAGACGTGTTGTAGTAGAGCTGCCCAACCACACCCGTGCCTGGGTCAGACGAAAGATTCTGAATCTTTGCGTTCTGGAGCTCGTTCTGGCTCAGGTTGACGTTCGCAACGAACTTAGGCATCTAGTTGAAGAATGCCTTTCCTGTGAATGCCGACCCGAAAGAGATCGTCGTTGTGTTTGCGTCCTGGTAAATCACTTCGCCTATAACAGTAGTGTTCGACGAATCCACAACAGTGACGGAGCAGTACTTGCCCAGGCCGTGCGTCACGCTCCATGTTGCGGAGGCAGTTGACTGCGTGTGAACGTAGTTGACTGAGGAGCCTGGGATGCCTTGCGGTCCCTGTGGGCCTTGCGGTCCAGTCGTTGCTTCGGTGATGACGGCGGTGGTCTCAGTGACAGAGATTGTCACGTCGTCAACCGTTCCATCAAGAACAGTCGCCACAGTCTCTGTGACGTCAATCGAAATGTCACCAGCGTCGTCCGCTGTCACAACGACGTCGTTCTCTACAACCTCAACGGTTGCGACGTCGTCTGACGAGCTCACAACGACGTCGTTCTCTACAACCTCAACGGTTGCGACGTCAGTCACGCGTGACCTCTGCGTCCACAAGCACGTCGCCTGCCAAGAGCGGCGTGACCGTGGCGCCGCTCACAAGCTCAAGATCATACACGTAAGAGCCAGCAGGGATGTCGTCAGTCACAGAAGCTGGGACGCTGAACGTGATTGTTCCAGCAGCGCCGCCAAGAGTGATGTAGTTAGACGTCGTCCACGAGAGCACAACGGTCGAGCTGCTAACAGACGACCGAGCTTGCATCCGCGCTGTGTAGCCCGTTAGGTTCACAGCAGCATTGTTCACGCTCCATGTGAACTGCTTGGAGAACGTGGAGCCTTGACGAACTCGGAATGTGTAGTTAGCGGGGTAGCTCATACCCTACTAACTCTACGGTCAGGAGCGGTGCTTGCGGAGCAGGCCAGCGACGATGCTTGGCGATGATGACTTGGTCACAGACTTCTTGATCTGAAAGATGCCTCGCATCTCGCTGATCGACATCGTCAAGAGTGTGTCCTTGCTGAAGCCACGCGCCAAGAGAACGTCTTCAAGCTCCATACGAGTCATCCTACTCACTGGCTTCACAATGCCGCTCTTCTCATCAGAAGTTAGTGGTCCTGCGAGGCCACCGCTTGGGAGCATCGTTGGTACTCCTTCGCGAGTCTCAAGCTCTTTGATTCTGTCGTTGATGCGCTTCAGTTCGCTGACGAGTGCTTCACTCACAGGGTGGTTCATGTCTTGACCCTTCGCCTCAGCGCGAGCAAGCTGTTTCTCACGTAGCGCTTTCAGTGCGCCAAGCTCTTGTCTCTCTGCGTTTCGCTTTGCTTGCAGCTCTTCGTTCTGCGCCATCACCTCAGGTGCCATTTCTTGGCGTCTTGCGAGCGCCTCACGGGCGCGCTGCGCTGCTTCGTCTCCGCCGCCAGACCGTACATCTTGCAGAGCTGACTCAAGATCTTCGTCTGCCCGACGGAACCTCGAGTTCAAGTCTGATTCTTGCGAAGACGAACTTCCCATTCCAGCCTCAATCTCAGCAGCCAGGTCTTCTTCGTCTGGACTTGGACGGTCAGCTTGCTCTGCGGCGGAAGGAACTGCGATGCCAAGAGCTGAGTTGAGAAGCCGGTTGAGCTCCTCAGGGTCATCGCCCATCAGTGCTTCTTCAATCTGCTTGGCGAGACTGGGATCGTTATCTGGCAAGTTCTCGAGGATGTTGCGCTCGCGAGGGGTGAGCTCGATCGGTGCGTCAGCAACCATCATCTGGAAGTTCTTAATCCACTGCGGGATCTCGCGTTGCTCAAGAGCGGCGATTGCTTCTTCGTGCATCTCGCCCGTGTGCGAAGGATCGTTCAAGTACTCCTCAGCAATACGACTGCGCTCCATCTCCCACTCATCGTCGCTGCGAATCTCACCGCGCCTCATCTTCTCGTCAAGCTCGTTCACGCCGCGGTTGTAGAGCTCAAGATTCAGCTTCAACTCGTCAATCATGTTGCTCCGGCTCTCACCTTCTTGAAGGCGAACCTCAAGCATGTTTGCGAAGTCGTCGCCGACGTTGCCCCAAGTCTGCTTAAGACCGCTGAGGTCGTTGCTCGCAGACTCACGGTGCGAGAGTTCCCAGCCAAGGCTCCACGCGTCGTCAGTCATCTGCCGCACCCGAGCTGGGTCTGGCTTGCCTGGGCCGCCCTGCGCTTTCAAGTCGCCATAGTCAGCGATTGCGTTCTGGATGGAGTTGCGGTCAACGTCCGTAAGTTGCACTGTCTCGCCGCCCTTCCCATCGAGCTTGGCAGCGAGGCTGTTGTAGAAAGCCAACCTGCGCCCAACCATTGAGTCTTCTGGCGCGTTGCGAACAATCTGCCACCCGTCCATCAAGTCTTTCTGCTGCTCGCCCATCACCAGCAGAGCTGCTCTTATGGTGTCGATCTCCTGGTCAGTGAACACAGCAGGAGTGGTTTCTTCAGGAGTGTCAAGCTGCGGCTCCCATTCACCGGTCACAACCTTGTCAAGCGCCCAGAACTCGAAAGAGTCGCCACTCTTCTGACCTTCCGCTCTGAACTCATCTTGAATCTCGTCGAAGTCTCCATACCTGCCAAGCCGCACGTCAGACATCACCTCGTTGGCGAGAGTCGAGAGGTCTCGGTTCGAGAGTCCAGCAAGGGCGTCACGGCCAATGTTCTCCGGGCGGTTCGCAAAGTTGTCTGTTCCGTTCGGCGGAAGATCTTCCATAGCTTTCACAGCGCCAGCAAGCTCGACCTTGTCGTCTGCAGAGAGATTTGTGTCGAAGGTAAGTGACCCAACAAGAGTCTTTGCGTGCGCGATGACGGAGCGGCGCTGGCTGCGGTCGCTCAAGTCGGGCAGTCCGCGAAGCGCGGACGAAGCATTCTTCAGCTCGTCTGCGATGTCACCGTCGAATCGCTCTGCTGCAGAGTCAAGTGCGCGGCCAATGAGCGAGAGGCGCATTCCAACTCCGGGGCCAAAGGCGTCAAGGAGAGAGTTCTCCCACATCTGGCGCCACTGCCCACCAAGACCGCCGATTGCTCCAGACGGCCAGCGAAGCTGTCGTGGGTCGAATGACTTCCGCAGCGACTTCTTGACCTTGAACATCGCTCGCATCTCAGACACAGTCATTCCGCGAACGGTCTCCGGAAGAACGCCGCGCCGCAAGAGAACGTCGCGCAACTCTGCTTGGGTCATCTTGCCGACTGGCTTCTTCATCATGTCGCGCTCATCAGACGTAAGTGGTCCTTCGCCGTCGTTGCTAAGCGCCTTTGCTGCCTCTTCAACCTTCGCGGTAAGTACGCCGTGCTGTTCCCATGTTAGCCCGAAGAGCATCTCGTCGCGTAGATCTTTCTGCGCTTGACGAGTAAGGTCTCCGTCTTCAGCGATTCGCTCTTCCTCTCTGTCGTAATCCAAGCCTTGGCCGATCATGTCCTGGGCGATAGACGCAAAGAGTTCGTCTGCGTTCCTGCCCACTGAGCCATCGTAGTTCCCGCCGTTCAGTGTGTTGTCCTGCCAACCTTTGCGCGGCCCGCCTTGCTCGTCTTGTGCGTCTGGAATGTATTCCTTGAATGCATCCCACTCCTTACGTGTGAGCTTAAGACCGCCGGGGCCCTCGTACTTCTTCCACTTGACGCCCGTTGTCTCGGGTGCGGATGGCTCAGGTGTGGATGGTGCGGGTGCGGACGGTGCGTTGCCGCCGTCGCCGCCGTCGCCGCCACTGCGAAGGCCGCCATCGTTCTCGCGAGCTTCAACGTTCCGTCGCACGTCTACCTCAAGCTTATCGAGAATATCAGCGAACTGCTCCTCAGTAAGTCCGTTAAAGAACGTATCTCTGAGATCTTCATCCTCTGCTTTTGTCGGTGGCCTGTCTTGTACTCTCTCGATGTTGGCAAGCTCGTTGTGGTACTCGTCTATCTGACCACCCATTGGCCCTACGACTTCTTCAAGTTGATCGGAGGTGATGGATTCTTGCCAGTTCGCTATGTCCTCAACACCGGCGTCGTCCAAGAATATACCAACGGCTGCTTCTTCTTTCGCGTCGAACTTCACAAGCTCAGGTGTTAGAACTTCGTTGGAAGCGCCACCGCCGCCGAAGTACTGAGCGGTGCGGTTGTCAAGGATGTCGCGGATCTCCTTGTCTGCCTCAGCGTGCGAGGCATTCTTCATGTTGTCCATCATTGCGTTAAGATCGTCTGCCATGTCGGCGAGTCCCTGCGAAATCATGCGGTAAGAGAGCTCGTCTTCGTCGTCATCTTGCTCCATTGCTCGTGCAGACACTTCAGCCATTCGCTCCGCTTCAGCTTCAACTGCACGCGATAGCGAAGCAACCTCAAAAGACGACAAGTCTTCTTCGTTCTTAATCTTTTCCTTGAGTGCATCAAGCCGCTTCGCTCCAGCAAGGTGTTCCCTTGCTGTTTCGTCCACAGCTTCCCACTCGCCTGAGCCTTCTTCCTCAAACCTAAGCTGCGCACGAGCTGTGGCTGCGAGGTCTCTCTCATTCCTCGCCATGTTCTGCAGCGAAAGAAGTACGCGGTCCTCTTGCTCGCTTATGATGCTTTTGACGCTCGGACCAGAAGCTCCTGACGACTTAGCGTCAAGATCGTTCCACTCCACGTCGTTGATGTCACCACGGACAGCGTCTGCGAACGAAGCTTGGTTGCTGTCGTTCTTGTTCAGTGTGCGAAACACGTCAAGAAGAATCTGTGCTGCGCTATCGGGCATCCCGTCTGGACGGAACTGACCACCAATCTCGATGGTGCCCTTTGGCCAGCGTGGGTGGTCAGTAGGGTTCCACGTTGCTTTCACAACGTTTGCTTGCGCTGACTTCACGAGAGACTCAAAGTACCTCATCAGACCTTCTTCTTTCCGCACCTTGAGCAGGTGCCGTCAATGATCCACGACCCGCCGCAGTGGCATCCGCCCTTCTGCTCGATACTTGTGCTGGCGAGATCGCTTGTTGTCATCGTGTCTTTGTTCATCAAGTTTCTAACAGTACCCGTTGCGACATCTTTGCGAAGCTTCGACGCAACTGACGCAGCCCACTTGCGTCCAGGGTCGCC